TCAACATACTTATCAGTTGGACAGGTTGTTTATAGACCAGATAGTCAATCTGATTCAGATTCTGATGATGAGCAACTTTATGTTAGTGAAATTGTAAAGGATGTTAAACCTTTGGTAACAATGTTCCAGTATATTTCACCTGAGGATTTGTTCTTGGATTCAAAGAATACAAAACCTTATGTTGACAGAGACAATGAGGTTATTCTTGATCTTACAGCAAATGTAGTTGTTGGTGATTATCTCCTTTCAGATTGGTATAGGGTATCAGAAGAAGATATGTCATCTGATGTTCATTCAAGACTTACAAGAGTAGTAGAGGTTAAGTTTGTTTATGGTGTTGATGGAAAGAAAGCAGGTATTCTTGTTGTATGTGCAGATAAGGTCCGCAAGACAGCAAAAGACCAGGATGATAAAGTTGTTGTTAAGGTTGTACCTATTGACAAGATTGCTGATAGACTCCAGTGGGCATGTCTTAATGGTTTCCAGGTAAGAAAGGATGCTATGCCTAATGGTACAAACCTCCGTCAAAATGAGATTCTTGATATGATTCGTGAGGAACCAGAACATTCAACACATACTTCTTCAAATCTTTTCAAGTCACTTATTGACCGTGATTATATTCAGTGGAGATATTTGATTGATACCTTTGGTCTTGGTATTGAGGAAGAGTGTAAGAAAGTTTACACACAACTTTGCCAGGCAAGAAAGAGTGGTCTTGCAATTATCAACTGCCCTTCACAGCTTGATTTCAAGAAGAGTATAGATCCTTCATTTGTAAACAAGCTTGGTGCTGTTGAGGTTGAATATATTTCAAAGGGTGGTGACCTTTCAAAGAATCCTTCATTCTTATTCAGTCTTCCAAGAATTGAGAATGGTGCTTCTTGGGGTGCTTATTACTATCCATATTTGAGAATTACTGATCTTGGTGCTCCTAAATCAGTACCACCTGCTGCTTATGTTTCTAATCTTTATATTCAGAAGTACAGCAGAGGTTTTGCTTGGTCTATTGTTGCTGGTCAGAAGAGGGGTGTTATCTCTGGTAACCAGGTTGTTGGTGTTGAGGCAACACTTGTACATGATAACAGAGATTGGCTTGAACCAATGGGTATCAATGCTATTATCTGGGAGCAGGGTGTTGGTGTTGAAATCTATGCTAACAAGACTGCAAAACAGACTCCTGTTTCAGCACTTTCTTCAATCCATGTTCGTGAGGCTGCTATCTACATCCAGGATAGTATTGAGAACATTTTGAGAAGATATGTGTTTGAATTTAATACAGCACAGACAAGACTTGAAATCAAGACATTGGTTGATGAGTTCCTTGAGAATATGAAGAACAATGGTGGTCTTTATGATTTCAGAACAGTTATGGATACTTCTAATAACACAGCAGAAGTAATTGACAATAATATGGGTGTTATTGATATCTATGTGGAGATTGTTCGTGGTCTTGAAATCATTGCTCAGAGACTTACAATTCTCAGAACTGGTGCTATTGAGGCTGGTGGTTTTGAATAATAGATAAATTAATGATAGAAAGAGGGTAGAGAAATCTACCCTCTTTTTTATTCTCATAAATACTTTATACTATACCTATATTGTTATGATACAAAAATATGATGAGTATTTCAATGATGACATTCAGTTGAATGAATCAGAAGAAAAGATGGTAAATGAAGCAGCAGAAATCATTGCAGAGAAAATTAAGAATGGTGATGAAGTTGATGAAGGAATCTTGGGTTCTGTTGTTGGTGGTTTGACTGGTGCTGCCATTGGTCCTGCACTCGGTAAGGCTATTTGTAGGGCACTTGGTATCACAAGTGGTTTACTTTATGATTTATTGACAAGTAGATTATTTACATCTGCTGTTGCAGCATATATGGGATATAAGAATTAATTTAAAAAATAAGATATGAATTTACAGAGAATTCAGGATTCAACACCTGTACACAGTTTTCCAACAATACATAACCAAAATATTGAAGAACTTGAAAGGGAAATTGCAGAATTGAATCGAGTTATAGCAGAAAAGGATAAAGCAATTACAGAACTTAAAAATAAGTTTAATTCTGCTCTTAATGTATTAAGGGCTGAATATATGGCTTTATATGATAAATGTGTAAAAATTGAAGATAATCAGTAAAAAATATGGATAGTATTGTATTACTTAATCCCTCTGATATTATATCAGAGTCAATGGATAAAATAAATTATAACTTTAGTGCTCTTGCATCACATGAAGATGTAACCAATTATAAGTTGTCACAACTTTCAAAATATTTTCAGGATGAAATAGATAAACTTAAAACCAATGTTGGTGACAGTCAAATCTATATATTGAAAAATATTGATAAACTTGGTGATAAAATTACTGCATTGCCAACACTTGATAATCTTCAAAATGCAATTGATGCTGCTGTATCTAATTCATCAAGTAATTTGGAAGATTTCATTAGACAGACTGCTGGTCAACAAATATCCCAGGCATTGGTTGGCTATGCAAGGGAATCATCAATAGATATGTCTGGTTATATTTCAACACAGGCATTTAATCAATTTAAAGCTGATGTGGCAAGAAAAACAGCATCAGTTACATCAATTGCCGGAAACAGTAGATTTTTAAAAGATGCAAATGGTAATTTTGTTTGGGGTAGGACTGAAAATGGTCATACTGCCGGAGAATCTGTTATCATTAATGGTGTTGGAGTAAAAACAATTGAATATTATTATTCTACATTATCTGGTTCAGATTTGGAAAGGGTTAATGGTAATAGTGAATATTCAAACAAACTGGATGATCCGGATGTTTTATCGAGACTTATTTCATTGTGTGAAGAGAGGTTTAGAACTGTTGCAACAGAACTTTCAACAATAACCCAAGAAGTTGGTGAAGGATTTGCCAGAACTACTTTAATGAGTTGGATTGAAAACCCAAATAGTGAGGGAAATATTGCCGCAGCCATATTCGCTGAAGCAAATAAAGATGGTAGTAGGATTTCACTTTCAGCAGACCATATTGATTTAACTGGTCAAAAGGTTAAAATTGACACAGATAATTTAAAAGTCAATGTCAATGGTGATGGTAAAGTTAAGGTAAAGGGTGAGATTGAAGCAACATCACTTGTAATTTCTGGTATGGATGCATCAGAATATATTCGTCAATTTATACCCGAAGATGGTGGTTCTGGTGGTGGTAGTGGTGGTAGTGGTGATGATGATGGTGATGATTCAGCATGGTTAACAAATGCATTCAGTAAAGTAGAAATTGCAGGAGGTCTTATTTTGGTTGGTAATATACTTGCAAGAGATTCAAATAGAAAAGTAAGATCAGGTATGATGGGTGGTGATGATGAATCATCAGATAATGACATTAGATTCTTTGCTGGTACATCATCTTATGTTTCTACTTCATCATTTATGAATGATGTTAGAAACGCACCATTCCGTGTATTGGAAGATGGTACATTGTATGCCACAAAAGCAAATATAACTGGTAATATTACAGCAACATCTTTAACAATCAATAGTGGTTCTTCTGCTGCAACTACTTTGAAGAATTTTATAGAAGGTGTTGGAGAAGAAAAGGGTTGGAGTAGTGGATCAGGTGATAGTGGTGGTGATGGTGGTGATGATTCAGAGTGGTTAACAAGAGCTTTTAGTAAAACAGAAGTTGATGGTGGTCTTCTTCTTGCTGGTAATCTTTTGGTTGGTAATTCAGCAGGTAGTGTTACTGCTGGAATGCTTGGTGCAAGTACAAGTTATAATGATTTGAGACTTTTTGTTGGAAGTGATTTTAATGGTAGGAATAGTGCTCCATTCCGTGTAATGGAAGATGGTTCATTATATGCAACCAATGCTGTCATAAGTGGTGATAGTATGTTTAATGGCACATTGGGTATGTCATTTGTTGGTCTTTCTGAAGGTACAACTATTGAAGGAACATATAATGATAATGGAGGAGTAGCATATTTAAGATATTTAAAACAAAATACAACATCATTAGAAATTGTCCATACTGATCGTTATAGCGGTAGTGCATATAGTAGTAGTTATAAATATCAGTTCATACACCTTCCAACAAATGTACCAGATGGAACAATCATTAATATAATAGCAACAGGTTATAATTACAAAAATATTATGAGACCTGTTTATATTAGTGCAAAAAGATTATATTATGATGTGTCAGGTTCTTATAGTTTTGGTAATGATCTTAATTATGTTAGTTATGATAATTCTCCACATAGTACATATTTAGCATATCAATCAACATTCTTTTTAAGATTATTACATTTGCGTGGGGGTGAATATTATGTAATTCAAAATCTTGGTACATATTCCATTGTAGAAGCAACACCACAATCTGGTACAAGTTATGCTTATGGTACTTATGGTGGTGGTATTGGTTCTTGGTTCCCAGATTAATATATAATACATAACTCATAAATATCTATAATAGAATAGGTTTAATTTTTAATACAGACTTTTTATGGCTGGTTTTACAAATACAAATAGAAATACATTGAGTAATCCTAATCCTGTAACCAGGATGCTTCGTAGTCTTTCCAGTTTTGGAATGAACTATAAGGATGATGTTATCAAGAATGTCCGTTCTATGGATTTGGACTTGCAGACACAGAATCTGCAAATGAATCCTACAACTGGACAGATTGGTACACTTAATGATGAAAATATACAGGTTTTGTTTGCAAGAATGTCTGCAACCGACCCTTCTTTATCGAAGGGATATTTTCATCTTTCAGAAGAAAACTATCAGAAGAAGAAGGAACAGTTGAGAAGATTTGCTCTCCAGGATGAGATTGAGGAAATCCTTGATATCATTTGTGAAGAGGCAATTGTATTTGATGGTGCAAACAAATTTGCCAATATTAAACTTAACTATAAGGCAGACCAGGAAATCCTTGATGAGTTTGCTGAAGAGTATAACAAGATTTACAATTACTTTGGATTCTATGATACTGTTCAGGCCACTGACTATTTCAGGAAGTGGTTGATTGATGGTTTCCTTGCATTTGAAATAGTTTACAATGAAGACCAAACAGAAATCATTGGTTTCATTGAATTGGATCCGGCTTGTCTTACCCCTGGTATTGACCCTCAAACCAATGAGAAGATTTGGTTTGTCAATCAGAAGATGGGTATCAATGGTCAGACAACACAAGATAGGATTCTTTATGATTCACAGATTATTTACCTTTCTTATGCAAAGGCAGATTCTGTTTCAAGAATCTCTTATGTTGAAAGGCTTATCCGTTCATTCAACATTTTGAGAACAATGGAGGCAACCCGTATCATCTGGGCTGTCACAAATGCATCTTATAAAACACAATATATTATACCTGTTGGTTCAGTACAGTCACCAAGAGGTCGTCAGACTTTGGCCCAGGCAATGGCAAACTATAAAGAGTTAGTAGACTTTGACTGGGATTCTGGTGAGATTAAAACCAATGGTCGTCCAATGCTTCAGTTCTATAAGGACATCTTTATGGCATCAGAGGGTGGTGAGACTCCGCAGATACAAAACCTCGGTGGTGATGGTCCTGAAATTTCAGATACTGAAGCATTGAGATATTTTAGGGATAAACTCCGTCAGGCATCAAAGATTCCATTTACCAGGTTTGAGAAAGAGCAGGGTGAAGGTCAGTATACTATGAGTGCTGAGGGTATTGCTAGGGAGGAGATTAGATTCAGCAAGTTTATTGGTAGGTTGAGGGCAATATTTGCTGAAATCCTTATTAAACCTGTTTATCTTCAGATGTGTCTCAAGTACAAGAGTATTATGTCTGATATGAATTTCAGAGTAAACCTTGGTCTTGAATATAATAAGGATTCTGTGTTTGAGGAGAATAAGGAAGTTGAACTTCTTCAAAAGAAGGCTGATTTCATTTCATCTATTATGGGTTCTATTGTAGAAACAGATGATGAAGGAAATGAAAAACCTTATTTTGACCTTGACTTTCTTGTAAGAGAATATCTTGGTTTGAGTGATGAGAAACTTGCTCTAAATCAGAGATATAAGGATGAAAAACAGTTAAAGAAAGAGGGATATAAGATTGAGGATATTGCAAAGATTCTTGATGGTGCTCCAAAGTCAGAATTTAAGCCAGATAAGAAGAAGGCTAAGGAGAATGAAGAGAATGAAGAGGAAAATAGTGGTGGAAATAACCCTCTTGGAGGACTTTAAAAAATAAGTGAAAATTATTTTTCATAAATAACATATAAATTATACAAGAAAATTCATTAAAAATGAAAGAGAAGAAACTATTGATAGTAGAACGCTCTAATGCTCCACTTAGTTATCAGGTTGAGCAGGCTCTTAATGAAAACAATGAGCACAGCGATTCTATTGTATTAACTGGACTTTTCACATCATTCAATACTAAAAACCGTAATGGCAGAATCTATGAGTCTGCTGATTTCCTTCCACATGTAGAAGCATTGAGGGAACAGATTGAAAGTAAGAGACTGCTTGGTGAGTTGGATCATCCTCATGGATTTGAAATCTCATTAGGTAATGTTTCTCATGTTGTTGAAAGTCTTGAATTTGACCCACAACAGAATGCTATTGTTGGTAAGATTAGACTCCTTAACACTACAGCAGGTAAGGAAGCACAGGCACTTGTAAAAGATGGTATTCCATTGAATATTTCATCAAGGGCTGCCGGAACTGTGGATGAATCTGGTCATGTTAAACTCCAGCAGTTGTTTACTTATGACCTTGTTGCAGATCCAGGATTTGCAAATGCACAGTTGAAGAGAGTTAATGAATCTTATGGATTTGGTGATGATGACACCATTGATATCTATGACATTTCAGAAGATGCAAACACCAATCTTGATCCACAGGTTCAGAAGACAGCTGACTATGCTGCACCACAGGCACAGAAAAATGAAGATACATTAAAAAATACAAATATGGAAGACAATAAGGAATTCATTCAGTACTCTGATTTTCAGAAGTACAGTGAGCATCTTTCAGAGATTGTTGGTGAACTCCAGTCTGCCATTGCTAATATCAAGGATGAGTTGGCAGGTGTACAACCTACAGAGACATTTGATCCAGCAAAGATTGATAACTCTATGATTGCTGATCTTGTAGCCAAGGAAGTAGCCAGGGTAACTGGTGAGGGTGCAGCTGTTGTTGGCAATTCTGCTAACAATGATAAGGTTGCTGAACTTGAGGCAAAAGTAGCAGAGGTAGAAGAGGCATACAACAATCTTAAAGGTTATACCAAGTACCTTGCTGAAACACTTGATAAATCAATTGTACATCAGGATTACATTGCTGATGAAGCAAACAAAGTTATTGAACATAACAACTACCTTGCAGAAAGTATGAACAAGATGGTTGGTTACAATGATTATCTTGCAGAAAAAATGAACCAGATGATTGAACATCAGGATTATCTTGCAGAGAATATCAATGATACTATTTCTTATCAGAATTATGTAGCAGAAATGTTGGATAAGTCTATTGACTATGCAAATATGCTTGCAGAGGAACAGAATAAGTCAATTGCTCATAATGATTATCTTGCAGAGAAGATGAATCAGATGATTGATCACCAGGATTACATTGTTGAGGAAGTTAACAAGATGGGTGGAAATATCATTGTAGAGAACAATACTGATGAGGTTAAGACTGATGATGTAAATGAAAATAATGAAGTTTCTGTTGATGAAAATAAGAATTCAGAAGAGAATCAGGTAGTTGAAGAAAATGTTGATGAAAACAAGAATTCTGAAGAGAATCAGGTAGTTGAAGAAAATAAGGTAGATGAAACTTCACAGGAAGAGAATAAAGTAGTTGAGGAAGAGAAGTTTGATACAAAGGCTTACCAGGCTGCACTTACTGAAAAACTTGATGCTATTCTTGTTACTGCAAAGGCACAGTATGAAGAGGCAAAGAGAATTGAGGCAGAGGCTCTTGCAGAGGCAAAGAAGAATGTTGATTCAAAGAAATTCTCACTTATTAACTATATGCCTGAAAGACTCCAGGAAAGATGGTCAAAACTTTCCGATGAGAGAAAGCAGGAAATTCTTGCAGAGGCAAAGATGTTTGTAATCAACAATGAAGCAAGTGCTGAATATTTCTGGAACACTCGTGATTTCAGAGATAAGAAGGTAGAACTTCAAAAGATTGATGAAGCTGCTGTGGCACAGCCTGCACCTGTTGTTGAGAATGCTGTTTCTGAAGAGAGACTTAATGCTATGAAGGAACAGATTCAGAAAAGAATGAGAAGGTGGTAATCCACATAATCCACATTGGGAGAAATCCCAATGTGGGCATTTATACAAACAAAACAAAACCAAACAGAAAATATGACAGAAATACTTAATTATGTTATAACTGCTGTAATCACTTTTTTAACAACTGGAGGTATTGGAAGTATTTTCTATTTCAGACTTCAGAAAAGGATGAAGTTAGCAGAGGTTAAGGCGGCTGAAGTTGATGTTAAATCTGCTGAAATTGGTAACTTGTCTGCATCAAATGAAGAGTGGATTAAATTATACCACAATTGTTTTGAAGAGAAAACAAAACTTGAAGAAACACTTGCAACAATGACAGACAGACTTGATGAGGCATATAAAGCAAAAGATCTTGCACTTGACAGATTCAGTGATAGTAGGTCAGAATGTAATAAGAAAGATATGGTCATTGCTGAACTCAACTGGTATAGATGTGAAGTAAATGGTTGTCCTTACAGACGTCCTCCTAGAAAATTTGGAGAAATGGATTTCCCTAAAGATGCAGTTAATCCTGTGGAAAACCCTGATCCAGATTACATTTAAAAATTCTGAAAAATGAATTTACATAAATATAAATATAACAAATGAAAACTACTAATGTTAATAGAAGCAAAGAACATTAGTTGATTCAATAAATAAAATAAAAAATAAAATTAAAACTATGTTACAGAATGTTATTTTGAATGAGGCTGAAGTTCTCAAAACTTGGTCTGGTTTTATTACTGAGTCAACTGGCGTTACTGATCGTGCTAAATTGACTTGGATGTCAAAGTACTGTGCTTATCATGATATGAATGAGAAGCAGAGTCTTAACGAGAGTGCTCTTGGTTATGCACATCTTAATCCTAATATGAATGTTGGTGGTATGGGTGCTGCTTACTTCCCAGGTGCAAATCCTAACAATGGTTATGATGGTGTACGTGGTTCAGGTGATAACCCATTCTCACTTCTTCCTCTTGCAGTTCAGGTCGCAGCTCAGACAATCGCTCTTGACCTTGTTCCTGTAGTTCCTATGCAGGGTCCTCTTGGTATCCTTCAGTATATGGACTATGTTTATGAAGGTGGTAAGACTAATTTCCGTCCTCGTTTCGAGGGTGCTGATGAGTCAAAGACTGCTCCTCTTATGGTTAAGTTGACACTTTCACTTGGTGATGCAAATTCAGATAGTGATATTGAGAATGCTCTCAAGTCAGATGCTGCTCTTGTAAATGAAGATGCTATCAATCATGCTCTTAATTTCAAGAAACTCCAGAAGGCTTTCATTCCTCATATGGATCCTATTTCAGTAGGTGACTATGATCTTATCTTTGTTGCACTTGGTCGTATCGACGGTCGTCCTATCTTCCAGGTAAAGGAGAAAGCTTACTATGCAGCTCTTGGTAAAGTTAATGGTGGTGAAGGTGCTGGTGCATCTCTTGCAGAAACCCTTCTCACAGATGAACCTGTTATTGAAGGTGCTGATGGTTCAAAGTTCTATGTAGTTGATATTGACACTGTAAAGGCACTTGAAGACTTCATCCCTGGTTTCAGTGGTAATGGTTTCAAGAATGGTGATCCTATGTCAGCTAAGTCATATGACAGAGAGACTGGTGAATCTACTCCTTCAAATATGATGTCTCTTAATACCTTCACTTTGAGTGTTAAGGCTAAGACCATCCAGGTAAAGGGAGCTATCACTCGTGAGCAGATTCAGGATTTGAAGGCTTATGGTATTGATGCAGTTGCTCAGGTAGAAGCAGAGCTTGTAAATGAGTTGACACAGCATATCAACCGTGAACTCCTTGATGAAATCTTCGCACTTGGTGATCAGAACCATGTTGAAGCAGAGGCATTCGAGGGTATCAACCTCAATACTTACTTCACAGTAAGACCAGATGATGTTGCACCAGAAGGTTATATTGCATCATATGTAGGTGGTGGTGCTGAGACTCTTGGTACCATCCAGAGAAGAATCATGAGTAAGGTTCTTGCAGCTTCTAACCTCATCGCACAGAGAGGTCGTAGAGGTGCTGGTACATTTGCAGTTTGCTCAGCTGCTATTGCTACTGCTCTTCAGGATTGCGCTGGTTTCACAGCATATCCTCTTTCAAACACCATCAACCAGAATGCTGGTTCACTCTACCCAGTAGGTGCTATTTCAGGTGTTTCAATCTATGTAGATCCTAACCTTCCATGGTCAGCTACAAAGGTTGTTGTTGGTAGAAAGGGTAAGGATAACGAGCCTGGTCTTGTATTCATGCCTTACTTGATGGCTGATAAGCTCTCATATCCAGCAGAGGGTATGGAAGGTGCTCCTGTAACTTCATTGAAGTCTCGTTACGCTATCGTACGTGCAGGTCATCATCCTCAGCTTTACTACTACTCATTCGACATCAAGATGGGTAATGGTGTTAGCCTTTATTAATCTTTGATTGATAGTAGTGAAAAAATAAGGAGAATCCTTTGGGGTTCTCCTATTTTTTTGTTATATTTGTTGTGTAGTAAAATGTTAAGATTATGAATGAGAAACCAATAGTATTTTTTGATTTGGAAACAACAGGAAAGTCACAGAATCCAGATGATGTAAGAATCATAGAGATTTCTGCTATCAAGGTGGAACCAAAAACTTTGGATGTGATTGACACATTATATTACAAGTGTAGTAATGGTAATGTTCCAATTGATCCAGATGCTACAGAAAGACATCATATGACAGAGGCAGATTTAGTTGGTTGTCCTCTTTTTCAGGATGTAGCAAAATCTACCTTTGATTTTTTTGAAGGATGTGATGTCGGTGGTTATTACAGTTCTGTATTTGATATTCCTATACTGTATTATTCATTTATCCGGGCAGGATTAACCTGGGATTATAAGAATCTCAAGAACTATGACATTTTCACATTGTGGAGAAAATATAATTCCAATAAACTTGGTGATGTGTATAAGAAACTCACAGGTAAGGTCCTGGAAGAGGCTCACAGTGCCAATGCTGATACAGAGGCAACCCTTGAGATATATAGGATACTGAGAGGTATGGACCAGGAATTTGAGGATGCAGAACTCAATTATTTCAGTGACAGACTGGATATACCTGGAAATTTTAAGGTCAGACTTCTTGAAAGTGGTGTGAAGGAGATTTATGTTGACTTTGGTAAATGGAAAGGTTCATCAATAGACAAGGTTGACAAGTCTTACTTCAAGTGGATGATGGATAATGAAACATTCCCTGTTGACACCAGGCACTATGCAAAACTAATCTATGAAAGAAAATAAAAAGGAGAGGAATTAACCTCTCCTTTTTTATTAAAGCATTGAACCCCATTGTCCTGTTGAAAAATTGATTCTCTCCTTTGCATCATAGAACTTCTTTGTTTCTTCAGCAGAAACAAGGTGGTCCCATTTGTGTTCTGATGGTAGATTCCTTGAATCATATTCAAAGGTTTCCAAATCTTTTTTGAAACTAATCATGTTGTTATGTTTTTATTTGTTTATGCTTTCTTTACTATCCAGTCAGCAAATGATGTAATAAGTGGACCAAGAGTCTTCCATCTACACTCAAATCCTTCTCCTGTAACCCAACCATATGAAGCATCAAATGCCTCATTTGATTTGTATTTAGGATCTGGATTGATGTCTATGTCAACAAATTCTACTTTTATACCTGAATCCCTTAATTTCTTTGCTGTATTAATGCTATATTCTGTTTCTTTAAGAAGACGCTCAAACCTTTGTTCTTTCTTATATTTTGGTACAGACCAGCGGTTAAAGATACAGTGACCACCATGACCATAAATACCATCACCATGATCATATAATGCAATAACTGTTGAAAAAACTGTCTTTGCTCCTTTTGTCTGTGAGTCTGTACCAACAAGTACATCAATATTAGGATGTACATTGATATAATTCTTTACATATTCAACAATATTAGGTATTTTCTCACCTGTACTCTTCTTAAATTCAAAAATCTCAACCATAACTAATAAAGTTTAAAACTAAAAATCACTATGTAAATATAA